TTCACTAGCACCGCCAGTTCCAACACCTCGTTCATGATAAAAAGTCTGATGAACCAAAACTAAAACTTTACTGGTTGAAGCTGATGGAGTAATTGATGCAGTTAAATCGGTGTCGGTATAAGTAGTGCTTGCAACAGTTTTTGAAGTTGAATATGTTGCTTGAACAACCTGCAAAACTTTGCCACCGCCAGCAGGAGCAGCCCAAGTTGGCACACCACCACTAACAGTTAAAACATTGCCAGTTGATCCAATTCCAAGCCTTGTGTTTGTGTTGGCTGTTGATGAACGATATTCAATATCGCCAAGAGTTGTTGATGGGTTTAAGGCTTTGGTTGTGGTATCAACAGATGAACCAAGAGTTCTAATGGCTGCTGCGCCATCTTTAACCAATGCGGTATCGTCAGGCGTTGTCCAGCCATAGTTTGTAGTAGTTGCCATTTTTCTCCTATTATCAGGCTACGATTGTAGCGTATTCCCATGTCAAAGTATTGCTTAAAGTGTTCCAACGCTCGCCTATTGGCACAGAATTCCATCTCATCGCCACTTGGCTAAAGCTGACCGGTGATAGATTGATTGTCAGGAATAATTCATTAAAGCGAGTGCTCCAACGCCATCCCTCAACATAACCTTCAAACTCACCATTACTTATCTGAGCAGGTAAATCTTGAATGTTCAATGGCATTCCCATAAACACATTTAGCAAGTTATCTCGATCTGAGTTATCAATCTCTGGATTTGTAATTGGAAAAGTGATGCTGTCAAATGCGGGTTGCGGAAAGGCTCGAAGGCTAATGTATCGATCGGCAACCTCTTGAGCGTCTACGGCTGAATGAATGACTGAATTGATGCTTTCGGACTTGTATCCATAAAGGGCAATAGATGATGTAGATGTTGCAGTTTTCTGAGATCCAAATTTGTTGCCGTAGTTGATAAAAATATCGTTGCGAATATCAGCTGCTTTTGTAATGGTGCGTAATCCTGACCCAATTGCATGATTAGCAGATAAATCAACATAACCATTGGCGATCAGATAAGTCTGTCTATGGTCTGCATCGGCATACCCAATGTTTCCCTCGCTGTCCTCGTAGATATAACCAAATGCACTATTGGCAATTTGTGAAACAATGTTGTAAATGGTATCCGGAGAAGCTGCTCGGTTTTCCATTGTGTAAAGCCCCGGCTGATCGATCTCACCTAATCCAAGATTAAATGCAGTTGCCCAAGTTTCAGTTGCAGAATATCCTGCCCAAGTTGAACCTGCTGGCACATCATTCCATGCTCCAAGTAATACGCTAGAAAGCAAATCATAAATCTGATTGCCGTCCTCATCTTGAGCAATTGTGCCGTTGTAAATTTCTTTTGCTAATTTAACAATAGATCCCATTGCCAAAATGGTGTATTGAATAACAGCTGCAACTGATCCAGTTTGCCCTACCTCGACAGTAATGTCAGTTATATCCCCACCAAAAAGATTTACATAAGTTCCTGCGCTGTTTTTAACTTGTAGGCTCAAACTGTCATTTATATCGAAATCAATTGTTTGTCCAGCCAAAGCCACAATTGTGCATTGCAAATAAGAGGGGTTTGGTTGGGAGTAAATATTATCTCGACCTGCTTGATGGATAATGTCGCTAATTGTTAGATCTGTGTAATCAACACCTGCAACAGTAAGTTTCCAATCTGGTGTCCAGACTGTCATTATGCGCCCTTTATGCCATTGTTAAACAACTGTGGAACTGATCTTGATGCGCTGTCATTTAATACCTTTGCAACGGCTCTTGCAGCACCTTCACTATCAATTGATTGAACTGCAATGTTGTAAGTATTGCCACCTGCTTGACCAAATGGAGTTCCTGTTGCAGATTGTGAAAATGATGTTTGCGGTATAGATAAACCTTGATCTCCAGCCAATTGTGATAAACCATAAGTTGCAGCAATACCAGCAAGAGCAGCAGAAGCCAAGCCAACAGATGTTCCACCAGTTGCAAATGCGGTAGCAATAGCAGCACCGGCAGCAGCAGTTCTTAATGCTTTCATTGCTGAAACCAATGTAAGGATTGCAGTAACAAAAGCAGCAATTTTATTGGCAATAAATACAGTCGCAATTATTCCAGCAAGAATGACAAGTTCATCTTTAATGCTTACAATAAATTTTAAGGTGCTTTTCAATTGCTGACCAAATTCATATGCGCCTTGCGTTGCATCAGTAATTCCAGCCGTAACGCTATTATCTCCAGTTAATCCAGCGGCCAATGCTTGAACATTTGGCACAACTACTGCAAGCAAATAATCAGCAAACTCTTTGACAATTGGTAATAAAGCCAAACCAATCTTTTCTTTAGTTTGATCTAAAGCAATAGTTAATTGTTGGAACTTAAATTCTGCATTAGTGGCTTCATTATCAATAAACCCTTTATATGTTCCTTTTAGTCTTTGCATGATTTCTTCATGCGACATGCTTTTTAAGGTAGCGGCATCAATACCTAAGCCAAGTTTGCCAAGAGCGGCATTTTGACCATCAAAACTTTTACCTAGAGCATTAGCAACTGTTTCTAATGGCTTTCCGGTTGCGGTTGATATTTCTTGGGCAAGAGATAACAATTCTTGAGCCTTGGTAACATCATTAGTTGATCTAATTAATCGAGAAAGAGCCGGTCTTAAAACATCATCCGTAGTGGCTGTGGCAATAGATTGTTTGTCAATATAAGTATCGATTGCAGCAATTTGTTGTTCAGTTGCTTGAGTGTTTGCTCGAATTGTTTGTTCTAATGATTTGCGAGCCTTTTCATCCTCTGCTGCTGCTTTTACAGCTGATAGTGCAAATGCTGTGGCAGCTGCTCCAACAGCTGCAAATGCCAATGCTGCTTTTTTACCAAAGTCAGCAATCTTGTCGGCACTTGATTCAACTGATTTATTAGCATCGCCTAAACTCTTTTTTAATTCATCAACATCTGCAAGGATCGATAACTTAAGGGTTCTATTACCGGTTGCCATTAGACCCATTCCTTAATAATGCGATCAAAACTTGCTTCCCATTTGTTAATCAATTCAGGCTGAATTCTACGAAGGGTTGGATAGATAAACCATCCACGACTACCTCTGCCTTGCCGTCCTGAATACGAAGGGAACTGTTTGAATTTATTTGAACCAAACTCAACACCACCCCATAGGGTTTGTGTAGTAGCACCACCTGAAAATTTCTGTCTTGCGAAACCATAACGGAACTCACCGATTTTGCTTGACTTGGAAATACTAACGCCGTCTGCAACTTTTTGCGCAACTTTGCCCGACTTTGTTCTTGTGCTAGCTGCTTGTTTAATTTCCTCTGATGCAAAATACGCCAACGCAGCAGATTGCGATCTTGCTTCCTCAGTAGCCTGTTCATCCATAAGTTTGAACGCTTTGTAAATATCACGCAGATCGGATTTGTCGTAGGCGATTGTTTCATTTGCCATTCCGTTTCTCCAATATCTCGATCGCTGTGTAAATGTCCTCTGCTTCGACCCATTCGCTCATTGGTATTTGTGTGGCGATTGCCAACTCAACCAATAATCTGCTTAGGCTTCCTGCTGGGTGGCTTTTGGGTCTGCATCACCGACTATTACATCAGCAACAGTTTCAATCCAAGCATCCATTGGTTTGATGGGTTTGCTTCCGGCAATCTCACGCTTATGAGCATGATAAGCCAAAAACATAAGATCCCAAACACCCAACTTTTCAGATGCTTGACCAATAGTGTGTCCTGTCTGCTTTTCCCATTTTGCCCACTCAGGCGGTTGGGCTACATAAGTAACTTGCTCGCCTGAGCTGTATTCAATTGTGATTGGTAGTTTCATTTTGCTCCCGTTTTTTTCTTATAGTGATTCTGTGACTGCACCCTTAGATACTTTGAAAGTGTAAGTTGCAGTTTGTGCATCCGGTGCTGTTCCGCCAACTGGTTGTGGGTAAGCTGGTAAGCAATCAAATGCAAAAGTGTGTCCAGATGTCACAGTCATTGTGATTGTGAAAGTACTATCTGGCGTGTTGTCTGCTGCTGCCCATAAAGCCTCACATACTGAGTTTGTCTTGCCCCAGTCCGCTAATAGTTCCATTGTGAATTCTGCTTCAACATTGGTGGTTTTGTAAGCCTCACCATCAAGTGTTTGGTAAGTCTGACGATCGATTGTTTTGGTTAAAGTCGCTGATAGTGCTTGTGCATCAATGTCTGTTCCAAGTGATCCTGAAAAAGACAAATTAATATCACGACCGGTGATTACTTGGGTTGCCATGATTGCTCCTTATATTGTTCTTGTGTAGTAGGTAGAAACTCGAACATCTGCAATTAGCAGCGTTGATGCTCCAACTGTTGTAACTGTTGGTCTTTCGACCGAGCTGACAATATATCCATTTGGAATTACTGCCAGAACACTTATAATCAATTGCTCGATATTGTCGAGCGATGCCGGATTGCTGTTGTATGCAACTGCAACTGTGATAGTCATGTTAATTTTAGCGCGAATGTTTGATTTGCTTATCGTTTCAAATTCCAAGTATGGTGAATCTGGAACGCAAACAACAGCTGGAGGAATTACGGATTCTGGAACAAAGGCGTAAACATTTCCTGCAACGCTTGCTAATGCAGTTGCTAAAGGTGTGCGAACTTGTTCAAGAATTGTTTGGTTAGCCATTTATTGACACATGCTTTCGGTGTCCATATATGATCCCAACAAACCAACGCATTTATTGAAAAGTGATCGACCCATTTTGAATGGTGTCGCTGTAAAATCTACTCCTTCGATTTGTCCTCCGCCGGCAAGTCTGGCTTGGAAAACTTCGACTGAAACTGTATAGACGGCTGATTGAACAGCTGCATTTCCAACATAAGTTGATCCGCCAGAAAGGGCAGCAACTCCGGATGGGATGACATTAGCCTCGAGTATGTCGGCATTAGTGATCGATTGCGAAAAGGTATATTGTCCAAGATTATCTGCCAGCACAGCTCTTGTTCCGTTGTAAGGGCTTCCGCATCCTGTGATGACAACTGATTGTCCTTCGGTAAATTCATGAATTCCTAATGTGGTAAATGTAGCAACATTGGCTGACAATGAAGTCGCTTGAATTGGACTTTTGAATGTTGTAAGCATTGGCAGAATAACTGTTTCTGCTGTATCAATAATTTGGTTCAAATAAGTGTCATCATAAAGAGAGGAACTTACACCCAATACGGATCGCAACTGAGTTGCGGTGATAATTGTTGGCATAAATTCCTCTCTTTGACTCCCATTATTAGCTGCCTACCAGCGGGAGCACCAGTAGGCATTAGTCAATTAAGACTTGTTGAAGCGACGGATTCCGCCTGCAACCTTAGTTGCAATTGCATAGTATCCATAGACAGCTACTTGTAGGCGACCATTTGCGAAAGCCTGAACTTGTAGTGTTGTCTTTGGTGCTTCGTAGAATGTGATTGCGTTTGGATTTACCAAAAGCATTGTGTCATCAGCAGTTCCTGATCCGATGAATGGATCAACATATAGGTTTGTGCCTAATACTGAACCAACTACGGATGAAGGTGATGCGATACCTGCGTTGTTGCTTGGATTAGCAGCAGCATAGATTGGTCGCTTTGTTGAATCTTGTGCAGCTAGAAGCACAGACCACCATGAGCTGTTTGTAATCAAGTTAGTTGCAAATCCACCTGTTGCAGCATAAGCAGCAGCAGCCTCGGTTGCAATGTAAGCCTGTAATCCATCAGCATCAGCTGTGGTTGCAGTTCCTACAACACCATCTGTAAACATTTGTGTGAAAACAGCGGTATCAGTTGCTTTTGCGTAGGCATTGTTTAATTGGCGAATTAATTCATCATAGAAAACTGGAGATGATCGATCGATCAATTCCCAAGATACATTTTGAAGTCCAGCTGCCTTTTTAACATCAACTGTGATGTATCCGGAAGCCATTTCAGTTCCACCAAGAGCTTCACCCTCAGTTGAATTGCCATCAACAGTTGGAGCAGTTGTCAATTTTGGAATTGTGAATGACATACCGCTATCTGGTAATACGCCACGAGAAATTGCATCGACTGATGGGCGTGCGCCAATTGTTGTGGTGATGAACTCTTGCAAATGTGGTGCAAGTGTTAATCCTGTGTTTGTTGAAGTGTCATTTGTGAATTTTACATATTGTGCGCTTTCATCATTGCCCATTGCAGCTTTGATTGAGTGCTCCAAGTAAGATCCAGCAGACACGATTGGAGAGCGTGGGCGAGTGTAAGCAACTGGTTGATTTGCTTGAACTGCCACAGGCTCAGACTTTGCAGCTTCTACCGCTTCGGTGGCGATAGGAGCTTCTGATGTTATATCAGACACTTTGTCCTCCTGTGTTGTTGTATCCTCAGCGGTTGCTTCGGAATTCTCTGGTGTTGTTGCTGTCGCAACTACTTTTTCGACCTTAGCCGATGCTATGGCTGGATCAGAAACCAAACTGACTTCAGCCAAAGAACTTTTTGAAATTACCATTGCGCCATCTTTGTTATCCCAAGCATCAACCATCACGCCAACAGAAAATCCGTCCCTTAATCCAGTAGCGGCCTCTTCCAAAGCGTCATCCGCAGCAAAAGTTTTTGCCAAACGAAACACGCCTTCTAAACCCTGATCCGTAGCTGTTATATCCACAAGTTTTCCTAAAGGTCTAGTTTTGTCATGCTCAAGCAATAATTTGACAGGCTTTGAAAAATCAATGCTGTCTTTGGCAAATACTGTCGCACCTGCGCTCGTATTGCCTCGCTCATTCCAAGCAACAATCTTTCCTGAGATAGTTCGCTTGTTTGTATCGGCTGCGGTTATTGTTATTGGGAAATTAATCTTCATTTGATTAAGTCCTCCTCTTCTTGGATTTGCTCGACACTCATCGCACCGATGCGGTTTAGGATTTCATATACTTGCGCTCTTTGTAATGCATCTCCACGCAAGAAATCATCAACACTGAAACGGATTTCTGTTCCGTACGGATTGAAGTCCGGCATTGTGAGGCGTTGCTCAATGCATGTCAAAATTGGTCTTAATGAGAAATCAATTAATGATTTTCTTTCTGAAACAGAATTAGAATATGTCATTGAAGTAGTTTCTGCTGAAATAAAATAGGCTGGAATTCCTGTGGCTCTTGCAATCTCCAAAGCAACATATTGACGAGCTTCATTTAATTGTAATTTAGCAGGATCGAAGCCAAGAGCAGTTAATTCAACATCAGCATTTAAGAATGCAGTTGCTCTAGTAGATCTAGCAGTTTTCCAACTTTCAAGAAGTTTGCTAATACGCTCTGGAGTTAAATTTGTTCCATTTGATTTCAATACCATTGTTGGAACTGGTTCTTTTGCGTAAAGTTCTGCTGCTTTTTCTAATTCTAAAGCTGCACGAATTGTTCGACCTGCTCTGCGTAATACGCCTTCATCTAATCCCGTAAATGTGATAATACTTCCAATACCAGCATTTGTAGTTGCTTTACCATCTAATAAATAGGAAACAATTTCAGTTTGATTTTCATTTAATTGCGGTGTAATTCTATTTGGAGCAATTCTTGTCCATTGGCGAACTCTGCCACCATCGGAAGCTGAATAAGCATCCAAAATTAATCCATAACCAACACCATAAAATAAAATATCTTCTGCTAACCAAGCATAAATTGCAGATCCAGTGATTCTTGCATCAGGTTGCCAAATTGCTTGAACTGGCTCAACATGTGCTCCAGTAAATTTGTTATAACCTTCTAATGGTAAAGATCCAACAGTTGAGCAAATTATATTTCTTGCTCTTGCAAGTGCAGGAACGGACATTGCTTGTTCCCTTGTTGCAGTTTGTGTTGAAAACAAAAGTCCGCCACTTGCTTGTTGTAAATTGAAAGGAATGTTTGCTGCTTCAACATCTGTAATTTGTGTTGGTGTGCGATTTGTCAAAAATCTATCAAATAATCCCATTAGTACATAATATACCATAATGTCGGATTTATCCGACTTGAATGTCAATCTCTGTTTCGAGTTGTGTCGCAAAATATGTTGCTAGCGAACTGGCCACAGCTGCACAAACTGCGACCCTGCTCGCCCTTCTTCCGATGATCCACGACCCATCCCCATAGGGCAGTTTTGCAGCGGAAAGCGTTTGTTGGGTCAGTTCATCCTGCCCACCATGTTGTAATCGATGACTATTGATCGCCCCCAGCCATCTATCACAACTTTCAGCATATATCGCCCCATCCATATCTGTAATGGGAATTCCAGCAGGAACTAACCGACTTGCGACGGCTTGCGCAGTCCTTTTGGAATAAGCGACAGTCTGAACATTATATTTTCTTACATAAGGTGCAATGTCATTTGCAACCGCTAAATCATTGATTGAATAATCATTTGACCAAGTATGGAGTAAAACTAAATTAAATCTTTCTCCTGATAGTTTCTGAGTTGCTACTAATGCGCCAAACTTTCGATCCGGACTTAGATCTAATCCAAACCAAGTTTCTTTCTCAGGATCTAAAGGTATCGGTTCTGTCTGACACAATCCCCATTTTTGTGCATCAATCGCTGAATTGATTGTATCTACCCATTGAGCCAAAACCTCAGTTCGCACAATATCCGGAGGATCATTAATGACTGCTTTTAAGTTATCTGGATGAATTGTGATTCCCAATGATGGATTGGCTTGAGCGAATGCACTCCAATTAATTTCGCCTGACGGAAGCAAAATCGGAGCATCCGGTTCTGCACTCCACTCAAACCAACCTATCGGATCGTTGGTTGTAGCTGAAGCCAACGCCCTCTCACGCAATTTGTTTAGGATTACGGAATGTTGATCTCCTGCTGATGAATAAACCCATACCTGCGGATTCTTAGCAGCCATCATCGAATATCTCATTGACGACCAAGCATCTTCATCTTTGTATTCACGCAACTCATCAAGATGGATTGTTTCAGGTTTGCTCAAACCTCTAGCTGCATTGTTAGCTGCTTTTACAACAAACCGCCTATTGCCAAACAATTCAATTTCCTCAGCACCATGTTGCCATCGGATTTTCTTTACTTCCTTTTCCAATTTTGGATGCGTTTCAATTAAGCCAACAATCTGTCTAAATGTTTCAAGTGAGGTTGTAAGTCTGTGAGCTGATGCAAGTTGCAAACCTTCACCCCATACAAACATGCCGGTCAAGATCCGGAGCATCATCAAAGTGGACTTGCCTTGCTGTCGTGCCATAATCAAACCTAATTCGGAATGCGCCCACCGACCATCGGCTCGGACTTTATGACCATGAATACACACGAAGCGTTGCCATTCCATAAGGTTGATGCCCAGTTCAGCTGCAAGATCAATAATATCTTGACCCTTTGAAGGTAAATTAGTTAGTTTTGAGTGAATACGAGGAGTTTGCACACCTCCTAATCCCGAATAGGTTGGATCAGTCATGATCTCTCCCGTTTGTAAATTAATCAAACCGATCCTTCCGGTTCGTGTCCGATTGAAGTGTTTTGTGGGTTAGAAAAGGAACGGGGGGTCGGTGGTGTTCTCTTGCTCACAAAAAACCGCCCACCCTTAGATAAATTACATTTTTTGCAACTAGGAACAAGGTTGTCATCACTATCATTTCCACC